ATAATCCAGCTATGGGATCTACTAGTGCTCCAGACATTTTTACAGATAAGTTTAGCATATCATCACCAAGCTTAGCTATTGGTGATTTATCTCCGGAAGAAAAAGCAAAAGCTCTATAAGAATTTTGTAACGCTTTTAAACTTTCATTAAATTCAGTACTTCTACTAGCTGTGTTAGCAGCTTCTGTACCTAGTTTTTTAAATTCGCCTTCTATTCCCTTTATAGTATTTATTGCAGCTGGGCCGTCCTTTTTAAGAGCTTTAATCCAAGCTAATTGTCCGCCATCTTCAGTGCCAAGAGCTGTATTGACTTTTGCAGTCATAGCTAAACGATCAGCTTCGCTGGTTATAGAAGAAATTTGTTTAGCGATATTACCTGCTGCACTTTCTGCAAATTTTGTTTCTTTGTCTCCACCCCAGAGTTTTGAAAGCCAGTTAGTAGCTTTGTCCCATCCGCCAGTAGCTTTATCAAGCTCAGCATAGGTATCTCTAAGAGCGGATAAAGAATCAGCTAATCCCATTATGGCGTTAGCCCTGGCTGTTAAAGATTCTGCATTAAACAGGCTAGTAGGATCTTTTTTGGCCAGTGCGGACATAGTATCATTATATGTCTTTATTGCGTCGTTACTTGCATCTACCGCACTAGTAAACTTAGCATATTGTTCCGCATTTTTTGTTAGTATACTATCTAAGATTTTAAAAGCAGCAATTGCTGCTGTTGCAATAAAAAAGTAAGTTTGAAATGCTCCAATTAAACCAGTCAAAGCAGTAGTAGCAATAGAAATACCGCTAGACAGTGTTGTAAAACTTTTACGAATTGGGCCCATATCGGATTCTTTAACCGATTTTCGCATTTCTTTCCAAGCACCAGTAATACCCATGATTTGAGTATTTTCTGCTGCAACACTAGTAATTCCTTTTGATGTAGCTATATCTGCGGTACGTTTTGCTGCGGCTTGTGCTCTTCCAAGCGCAGTAAACTTAGAAGCTTGACCATCTAGCATTTTATTAGTGTTTTCGACTTTTAATCTGTAGGCTTCCTCAGCCTTAGTACTAGATTGAATAGCTTCAACTGCACCTTTATAGCGGTCTGCTACAGTGTCTTTGCCTTGTGTACGATACTGCTCTTCTAATTTTTTAAGATAAACTAATTCTTCTTTGGTAACGTCTTCAGCATTTTTCTGCAATATCTTAAATGCTTTTGAACTCTTTGTAAAACCACTATCGCGAGCAGCACCTAAGGCTTTTGAGGCTTCTGCAACTTTTTTCTTTTCGGATTCCGCAGCTTTATCTAATACATCTTCACGAGCAAGAGCTTGAGCTTCTGCAGCTTTACCTGCTTCTACTGCACGAAATTTAGCCATCTCACTGGCTCTGCCAGCTGCTTCATCTAAGCCTTTTCTATACTCTCCAATAGCTGGGAGAGCCTGTTTAACAATCATAGCACCTAATCCAATGATACCAGCAGTTAATGCTGCAGGACTAGTACTTAGCGCTGAAATTAGTGGGACTAAAAGCTTATTAACTTTTTCTAGTCCGTTTTGTGCTAAGTCTTTTAAACTAGCTGTAAGCTTATCATAAGGATTAGCTTCAATATTAATTGCTCCAAATTTATCAGCACCTTCTTTTAATACAGCATTAGCAAATGCTTGGCGCTTTTCAAAATCTGTTAATTGAGCTTCTGTTTTACCAACACTCTTTGCGTAGTCATCAGTTGCTTTACCAACCTTGGTAAATATGCCCAATTCGTCTAATAATTCAGGCTCTAACTTAGTAATACCGCGAGTAAGACGACTTACTGCGTCGGACATATTGACACCTAAAGCTTTTGATGCACTGTTAGCTACTTGGCCTAATTGCATAAGCTGTTTACTACTCATACCTGCGGATGTAGCTTTTGCAGTAGCTTCCATTGCTTCACGTAAACTAATTGCACCACCACTAGCAGTTGCAAAATTCTTTGCCAAAGTACCTAGTGCTAAGCCACTTTGTGCGCCTAATTGATCCAGACCTTGAATCATATTAGTAGTATTCATTGCTTCGCTTAATGCACGAAAAGCTGCACTAACTGCAAATATATTTGCAGCATATGTTGCGTATAGACGAACTAATCCACCGAGACCTTGTGCTTGATTTGCAAAGTCTCGTCCAGCTGCTCCAGTAGCTCCCATTGAGCCGCGAACACGACCGTATTCAATATTCTGTGATGCCGCACTATAACTGGCGGAAACAGCTTTGCTACCAGTTTTAGTACCTGTTGCAAGACCCTGTGATTTTAACAGTTCCTTGTTTAGATTCTTTACTTCCTCAGTGCGCTGTTTAATACTGCCTGCCTGGTCTTGAAGGCTTAGGTTTATATTAACTTGATTTGTTGCCATCTGTACTCCTCTTTAGGGTTGGTGGCCAAAACTTTTTGATAATTTGACTAGAGTACATTATAACATGCAACCACACTTTTGTCAAACCAAAAAATTTTTAACGTAAAAAAGCCCGCCAATTTTTAGTTAGCGGGCTTTTCCATCTTTTTCTTATTATTGATTTCATCTGACCTTACAGCATCAATCGTGCGTATTAACATGATTATAAGCTTTTGATCAGACAACTCAATTTCCGTTGCTTCTAGAACGTCTTTAACACCTATTAAAGACTTACCTAAGTAGCTGCCCGTCATTGTATCCCACTCATCTCGTAACATTCTATAAGCATTAAATGCTTGTTGTACTTCTAGTGGGAAGTCTTCAAACTCTACTGGGATTTCGGTTTCTACAGGCTCGTTGCCCATAGCTTCGCACATTTCAAAATATTGGTCTTTGGTCATGCCAAGTCCCATATTCTGAATATAACTAACCAGCTGCCTGTTTACTTGGTTGAGCTGGTCGTCGAAAAGTTTCCCAAGTCTGTGACCTGTTCACTAACAAAGGCGTCAAAGTTACTAGAGTTCTTCATTAAATACAAGGCATTTTCAGCTGTGTAATTTAATTCGTCTTCCATGCTTTGACCAGTTAAATCTACTGGAGCTAATTGCTCTAAGTAAGACAACTTCAGACCGGACCATCCTTTAACAGCATTTTCAACGTAAAGTTGTAAGAATAAATCTTCGTTAAATTCTTCTGCTGCTTGACGGTTTTTAAAACTTGTTTTGGTAGACTTTTTGCGAATACTCAAAAGAGTCTCACGCGATAAGAAAGCCAAATCAACAACAAAACCAGGAAATCCAGGGTATTCAACTTGTACCGACTTAGAAGGCACTAAAAGTGTTTTTAGGGAAAGAGTAGTCATTTTATAATAATAAGTTTAAAAAGAGAGACTGGAGATCAACCCAGTCTCTATGAAAATGCAATAATTAATTAAACTACTGCGTAATACTTAACTGTGAGTTCGTTAGTAGCTGTTGGATCGTATGTACCACTTGTATCTGCTTGTGGGTTAATAGTGATCGCAGTAGAAATAACTTGCTCAGAATTGATTGTTGGGATTGTCAACATAGCTGTTGGCATTGCAATATCAACACGAGTTGTTGCTGATTGCCCACCTAAACTAAGGGTAACTGCAAACTTATTGTCAACGTTAGTAGCTGCGGCATTTAAAACATTTGATAACAATGTTGAAGATTCGTTAGTACCTGTTTTCAAATAAGCAGTTACATTAGAACTAATAGCACGTGTACCTGTAAAATAAGTAATTGGCTGATTAACAACGCCTAAGTTGGCAGGAGTCAAATATGTTAAGTTATTGTTAATACTGATACTTCCGCCTGTAATAGGCACAGTATATGTAACAGCACTCAAACCACCATAAGCTAAAGAAGCGATGGCCAAATAAGACAACTTATTAGCAATGTACTTGGCAGTTGTATCTTTTTGCTTGGAACTTGCACCACTTATACCACCTGTACTTGTAAATGCTCCGCCTACAGCGGCTACAGTAGTTTTTGGCAGTGAGCGCATTGTAGTGCCCTTACCAGCCCACTGAATAGAAGCAATAGCATCTAATCCAAAGTCAATAGTAGCAGAATCAACGGCGCAATTGTCGATAACGTATGTAACATCATCAAACATAATGATCAAACCAAAAGCAAACAGTTGGTGAACGTTCGAGTTACCGAAAGCAACTGTAGACACTGGTGAAGTACCTGGTGTAGCAACCCAACCTGGATTAGCTCCACCAATATCAGTTTTTCCAGCTAAAGCGTTCCATAAAACGGATTCTTCGCAGCCGATGTAGTCATCTGCATCAGGGCCTACAGTAGTTGTAGCACCTTCTTCATACTTAGGGCGAATATAAGTAGCAAAACTCCAATCTACTGGATCTAAGCTAGTATTGAAACTACGCTGACCGCGGACTGGTGCTGAACCTGCTTCGTTTAAGGTAATTGTTTCAGTACCTGTGTTTTGTGAAAATGAGAATCCATCTTGAACGCAAAGTTCAAATGTATTTGTGTTTGTGAATCCTGTAGTAGCTACATTATTGCTACTATTTAGATTAGTCGTGAAAAATACTCGACTATTACGGATTAAATTTAATGCCATACTCTTTCCTTTATGATTTTTGGAAATATTTTAAGCATCTGACTAGATATTTATCTGTTGTTATGCTTGTATAAATCCGAGTTATACTAATGCGTAGCGCACTTGTAGATTGATTTCACCGACACCATAAGGAGCTAAGAGCCCTTCGTCAGTAGTTATTGACTGAATTAATATTTCAGTTGTTGAAAGATTATTAGTAGTATCGTATACTAATACACGGTTAGCGTCGAGCACATTTTCTAAATCATCTAGTAAGTTTTCGAGCTGCTGTTGCGCTTCGCTTTCACTGCGAACGTAGACCTTAACGCTAATATTTAAGTACCCCCAGGTAAAGTCTACGTTCGCAG